GCGCGGGCTTGTGGGCTGGGGCTGGGCTTGTGGGGTGGGTGGGTTACAGCAGCTTGGCGACTTCAGCGACTACCGCAGCAGCCAAAATCCCTGCGCCTGTATCGCTCAGATGCGTGCCGTCCGATGTGTTCGCCGGGTAAATGATCCCCGTCGCGGGGTTGTTGAGCAGATCATTCATATCGACGATTGGATATACGCCGCTATACATAGCCTTCGTGCGGGTTGCCGCCCCCACGTTGCTGTGCATGCAAACAATGATCGGCTTGCCGCCGTTCTGCGTGATGGTTTCAATATCACCCGCGAGATAGCCCAATTGCTGGTCAATCGTCAGCGCAACTGACGAGTTAACCGTGTAGTTGTGGACGATGACGATTCCCGGCTTCTTGATCGGCACAACCTTTCTCAGAACGCCGCTGAACGTGCTGCGGAATCGCCCGGACATAGCGTGCTGCGCCACCTGGGCTTTGATGCCCAAAGCAGCCAAAAGCGGTGTCATTTTCAGCGGGTAGTTAATCGAATCGACTGTGCCTTCCGCCAATGAGTCCGCATGCACTGAGATGCCGCAGGTCCGACCCCCGGTGTAAACATCGACCTCGCAGTAAGGCAGGAATCCAGAGTCTGTGATGGTGCTGGTTGACCACGCCGAGACAGCGCCAGTTCCGAACATGATCCCGCATTTCAGAACAGACGGGTAGGCTGCGACGTAGTTCGACAAAGTCTTGTTGCCCGTGTTGTACGGGATACCCTGCGGGCTCTCGCATCGGAAATACAGGATTGGATCAGCACCCACAACGTCAGTCCGCGCCACGCTTGTTATCGGCACAAAATCGCTCAGCAGGTAGCCGTCGATTGTCTGAGTGCTACCGTTTTCCGTGGTCGTCGTTGCCTGCGGGATCGTGCCTGTCGCAGAGCCCGCGAATGTCACGGTGATGGGTGTGATGGTTTTGGGGTCAGTCGCGATCTGAGGCAGCGAGCACACAGCGGCCGTGATGGTTTGCGTGGCCGCCGTGCTGCTGTTTCGGAAGCCAAAGCGCGCACCGACGAAACCGTCTTTGACTTGGACCATGAAAAACGCCCCGTTGTAGGACGTGCTTTGCGTGCCTGATGGGTGCCAGGGCTTGATCGACAGCACACCAGTACGCTGCGCCCCCACTACAGCAGATGCGGAGGCGGCGCCGTTTTGCACATCAATGACAACCGAGCCAGCCGACACGTTGACGATGACCTCACGGCGCACCGCGTAAGGGCCGTAGGCGGTTGATGCAGAGGCGGCAAGGGGCGCGGCCACACCCTCGCCAGGAATAGCAACAGACGCCGCGCCAGCGGACGACACAGCGACGGAAACCGATTGGCCCGCCTCAATGGCGACGGGCGTTGTGGTGCCTTGGTTCAGCGTGACTTTCATGTCAAACCCCCTGCGTGATGTAGACCGAGCCCGTGCCGGTGGCATTGATGAATGCCAACTTGTCGCCCGGTTGGATGCCCTTGATCTGCACGGGGAAGTTCGCGGGGATCGGCATGCAACCTGTCGTAGCGGTCGGGTTGCTGCCGCGCACCACGAACACCAAAGCGGTGGACAGGATGTAAACGCTGTCCCCTGTGAAGTTCATGGCGGCCGGCGCACTGGTCGTGTTGGTGCTGACGGTCGCCCTCAGGCGGTTCGTTTGTTTCGGCGGGCTTTTGGCCCGGTGGTTCTTGCAGCATTTGCCCCTCTTGCTCGGGGGGCGTGCCGGGTGCGGCCATGGCTTCCAACTGCTGCGGGTCTTCCAGCGGGTTGGCGATGGCCTCTTGAATCAACTGCTGAATGACGGGCTGCAACTGCTCAACACTCAAGCCTGTAGCCATCGCCTTGATGCGATCAGTGATCAGCGCATACTGCTCGTTCTCGATCTTGGCCGCTTCAGCCGTCCACTTCAGGTCAATCTCTCGCGTCTTGCTGTTGGCTTCTTCCAACTTGCTCGACGCCATGTCGATCATCTGGTGCATCTCTTGCAATTGCTGCTCAAGCTGCTGGATCTTGGCTTGAGCTTGCGGCGGGATTTCGTCATCTTCTGACAGGATCGCTTGCACCGCAGGCGGGGCCACCGCAGCAAACAGGCGCGAGATGGTTTCAGCCTCTGGCATGTCCTTCATCTTCGCCCACATGGGGCCAAGCACAGGCGCCAATTGGGGCTGTCGGGCGATCATCTCGCTCAACTGCTCGACCGTCTCCACACGCTGCGTCGTGAAGCTGGGGCCGGCCTTGGCGATCACGTCATAGCGACCGATGCCGGGATTGATTTCAATGACCTTGCCGCCTTGGTCTGCGCGTGCTGGTGTGCTGCTGGCGGGGTTGATCCGCACCATGTCGCGCTTGTCGTCGTTGCCAACGATGTGCACCACGCGGTCGGTGTCGTAGACGATGGGGATGGCGCCAACAATGACGCGGCCCAACTGCCCAATGGAGCGCGACAGGTTGTCGATGAAGTGGAACGTGCTGGTGTCGCTGCTGCGCTCATCTGCCAGCTTGGCTCGGCCACTCACAGCGTTGGACTGCTGCCCAAGCGCCGACTTGTACATGCCGACGCTTGCCTCCATCTCAGTCACGGCAAACTGCGCCATCTGAGCGTAAGCGCCAGGCATGGTCGGCGGGTTCAGGCGCGACGGTGCGGGGATGGCGTTGCCGTTGTCGTCCAGCGCGTTGTAGGGCAAGAATGCGGGGTTGCCCCGGTTGAGCTTCTTCCAGTCGCTCTCAAAGCCGTCAATCGCCTCAAACGGCACCATGAACGGGGCCTTGGGCTGGCTTGAGAGGAACTCAGCCATGGCCGACATTTGGAAATTGTGCAGGCGCTGACCATCCATGAGTTGGCGCGTCAGGCCGCACAAGTGCCGCTTGCCATCGACCCACAACTCATTACCCAGAATGGGGATCAGGGGCAAGCACTCGCCGGGGAAGTAGGTCTTTGGCTCCAGCAATTCAGCGCCGGACAGCTTCGCCCAAACAACGCGCCTTTCCTTCTTCGGCTTGGTGCCCAGCACTTGGAACTGCGCGCCGATTTCCTCGAACATCTTCCAGTAATCGTCTTCGGCCTTTTCTTCCGGCTCGCCCTGCTCATTGACGAACGTGATGTAGTTCGTCGTACAGGCTTCGATCTCGAAATACTCGGCGATGGTCACGAAGCCGTCAGCGTTCCAGCCAGCATCACCGATGGGCACCGCTTTGGCCTTCGGATACTGAGCTTTGAACGCACGATCAGAGATACGCGATTCGACGTAACCCCAGCCCGCGTCAGAGCCGTCAGCCTCGGTGCTGTTTGGATCAAGCCCGCACGATGTCGGGTCGGTGATCCGCATGATCACCAGCTCTTGCTCTTTGGTCTCGGGGTCGATTTCCTTGGTGATGACGCGCAGCCAACCCAGGCCACAACGCACAGCCAGGTCGCCGCCCGTGTCATAAGCGTGATCGGCGCGGCTCTTGTATTCAATGTGCTTGATGACGCCCGACAGGATGTCAGCGGCCTTTGGGTCTGACTTGCTGTCAACGCCCACCACCTGAATGCCGGGCTTGTTCTGCCGCATGTCGTTGGACACCTGGCGGATGAACTGGTTTGTCCGATCCAGCGTCAGAGTCGGACGGCCATTGCGCAGCGTGGCATCAGCGTCGGCCCACTGCTGCGGGTCAGCAGGGTTTGAAAAGCGCAGGTCTTCCCTGATCTTTTCATGCTGCTCGCGCATGTAGTCCTTGGCCTCGTCAATGCGCTCTTTCGCGCGCTTGAACAAGTCCTTGTCTTCTTTAGCCATTAGGCCATCGCCTTTTCAAAATCAGCAGCCAGGCCGGGGGCTGGCTCCATGCAAGGGGGCGGCATCATCTGAGGTGCTGCGCATTCATCCACCGAAAACCCATAAGCCCGGATTGCTGCGTTGAGCTGATTTACTGCGGCTTGCACGTCGCCATCAATGACAGGCGCATGAACCTGCTTGCCTTTCGCCCCGTGCTTCAGCTTCACCTCTTTTGGCAACAATGCATCAACACGGGTTGCCTCAACACCGGTGAACGGATGCTGAAAACGCATCATCCGAATGTGTTTGATCTGCATTAGCCTGCCATCCATGTGCCCGATACGTCATCGGTCAGTGATTTGCGTTTGGGTTTGCCGTCTGTGTTCTTCAACTGGTCAGCACACAAAGCCATGTAGCGAAACGAGTCCGCCCCGTGGCTGAATTCGTCATGCAGCGGGCTTCCGGCCTCGCCTGTCTTCTGTCCGATGTTGCGGCGGTATCGCTTCAAGCACTCAACCAGCCGGGCGGTCTTCTCTTTGTCGAACCACACGCGCTCAAACACTTCACGGGCCGCTTTGATGCCGCCTTCAATGTCCATGCTTGGCGTTCGCGCAACCGTCCAACCCAACGCCTTCATCATTTCTTCGGCGCTCTTGCCGGTTTTGTAGTCTTTGCTGAAACCGTCATGCGGCAACCAGACTTGCCCCCAGTTGTAGGGCTTTGCCTTCAGCATGTCCGAGTAATCAGACAGCTTCTTGTGGCTGTCCTCGATGTAGTCAACAATCCGAAGCTCTGAGGCCGAACGCTGCACCATGATGATGGTCATGGAGTCATTCCAGCCCAAGTCGAAGATGGCATGAACCTTCAGTAGCTTGTCAAAGCCAACCCGGGTGATGCGCCCTTCTTCCTCAGCCTTTGCCACTTCATCGAAGTAAATCGCGCCCTCAACGGCCGGCATGCACTTGCCTTCCCAGATGTGGGCGTACTTCTCGCGCTTCATGGTCTTCTCTGCGTGTTGGCGTTCAGCCTCAAGCACTTCAGGGAACCATGGGTTGTCGGTGTAGTTCATCTCGACCACCACCGCACCAGGCGGCGGGATCGCTATGAATCGTTGGTATGTCTCGTCACTTTCAAGTTGGGGGTTCAGCGTGATCCAGATTTCAGAGCCTGGCTTGCGGATCGTTGGCACCAGCACATCCCACGACTTGCCGCTCACTGACTGAGCCTCTTCAACCCAGACCACATCGCAGCCCTCAAACGACTTGATGCTCTCGACAGTGTGCGACTGCAACCCACCGAACAGAAACACGCTGCCCGTGACAGTGCAGCGAATCTCTGTCTCAAGAATCTGGAAGTCCTTACCGAACCCCAATGCCGCGATCTGGTCACTCAGTAGGGCGTGAACAGAGTCTTTGATTGACTTCTGAATTTCACGCGTGCAGAGAATTCGCAGCTTTTTCTGCCTTGCCAGGATCAGGAGGGCTCTTGCTACGCCCCAGCTCTTGCCGCTTCCTCGCCCGCCGTGGAAGACCTTGTAGCGGGCAGACTGAAAGAGCGGCTTAAGCTTGCTTGGGAACTGAGCCCGCATCGACGAACTCAATTGTTAGCGCGGCTTGAACAGGGCCGCCACCAGCCCCCGTCAACTCGACACCTTTGTTTTCGCGCCAGTCTTCGGGGAACCTGGCCGCCATGCTTTTAGCCCAAACCGAACCACTGAAGCCGGGCAGCATCATTGCTGTTTGCCCAGCGTCTTCCCACCACTTCTGGGATTTGGCCCTTGCTCGCGTCAAGGCGTCAGAAAATTCTGGGTGAGTGCGCCCCCATTCGTAGACGCACTCCCGCGAAACGTCCAGTTCAGCGGCCATCCACGTCAGCGATTTGCCTGCTGCGCCCCACTCAACCACAAGGTCACAAAACGCGGGGTCGTATTCAGTCGGTCGGCCTGCCATCACTCGCCCCTCGGGCAATCATGAGGAACCCGCCTCAAGTCGGAATTGGCGCCCCGGCAGGTTGCACCGCTGGTGCGCATCGCGGATGTGTTGAGGCGGTGACGCCGGGGCAGAAAAGGTGCCGGT